GTGCGCAGGATCGTCATCTGCGCGCGCGGAATGAGGATCATGTTGGGCGACTCCACCTCGTTGGTGGAATCGATGATCTCCTCACAGATCCCGATCAGGTCGTCGACGATCTCTTTCGGGGTCTTGTCGGCCCACGCCGGCGAGCCGCCCGCGCCGTTCGGCACCGCGTAGGTGGTCGCGTTCGGCTGGTTGAGCAGGCCGACCAGGCCGGTGGCCGCGTCGCCCTTCGCGAGCACGCGGTCGATCAGCGACTCGACGGTGCGGCGCGCGGCCATCGCCTTCTTCTGATCGAGCGCCACGCCGGCCTTCGCCGCCGCGCGCACCTCGAAGAGCGAGTAGCCGTAGGACGTGCCGATCGGGCGGAACTGCACGCGCTGCTCGGTGCTGAACACGTCGGCGCGCGGCAGGTCGTCGGCGTAGCTCGCGAGCAGGCGGGCCTGGCCCACCATGTCGTAGCTGCGGACGATCATGCTCTCGGTGTCGCGGTCGATCGTCGGGTCGATCGGGATGAACGACCGCGCCTTGAACTGCGGCAGCTTCCGGTCGTAGGTCTGCGCCTTCACCTGCTCGAGCGCCTGGCCGAAGAACGCGTTCTCCGCGGCGTCGAGCTGATCCATGCGCACCGGCACGCGGAGGGGCTTGTGCTTGCGGCGAGCGTTGAGAGTGGGAGCCATCGGTGCGTTCTCCTGGTGCTGCGAGTTGGTGCGAGGTGGGTTGCTGCGAGCTTGAGGGGCCAGCGCTTCGACCCCTCGAGGCAAGGATTGATCAGGTGAGACCGTTGACCGCGTTGTAGGCGTCCACGTCGACGTCCACCGCGAGGAAGTTGCGCCCGTCGGCGGGCACGGTCTCCGCGGCCACGAGACCCCGGCAGAGGAACGCGTCGGCGCCGTCGGCGTCGTGACGGAACGACCCCTTCTGCTCGCCCACGCCAGCGGTGTGCCGGCAGTAGACGTTCGCGCCCTTCGCGATCGCCGTGCCCTCCCACAGCACGTAGATCCGGCCCTTGCGCAGCACCGAGACCATGACCTTCGGCTTCATGCCGACGGTGCCGAGCTGCACCTCAGCCTGGTAGGCGTGCGAGTGCATCGCCACGCCCATCAGCCGCGAGTTGGCGTCGACCGGCAGGAGCGCCGGGTCCGGGGTGCCGGCCACCGTCGACGCGGTGCCCTGGATCACGCCGGCGCCGAAGGGGATCTCCGCGCTCGCCTCGCCCTGCACGTGGGACGAGGCCTGCTTGTTCTGCAGGTCCGCGAGCATGCCGGGGAAGGCGGCCGTCAGCTCGTAGCCGTAGTTCTGGGTGGGGGCGACCATCGGGGTTTCTCCTGGTGCTGCGGTGTGGGGTGAGGGGTTGGGGTTCGGGTTCTGCGCGATCAGCTCTCGAGCGCGCGCTTCAGGGTCTTCTGCCAGGCCTGCTGGCCGTCGCGCACCATCGCCTCGAAGGCCTCCCCCGAGTCGGCGTGCTCGATTTCCTCGTCGGTCTCGGTCTCGTCGCCGTCGGTCTTCTCACCGTCGACCGGCTCGAGCTCGGCGCGCGCGGCCGCGTTGGCGGTGCCGTCGGCGTCGAAGCTCTCGATCGCCGCGTCGAAGCGCGCGGCCAGGTACTCGTCGCTCTTGCCGTCGGCCTTGAAGCCCTTGCTCACGCGCTCGAGCACGGCCACGCGCACGGCCTTGTCGTCGAGCCCGTCGAGCTTGAACTTCGGCCCGAGCACCTTGCGCGCGCGGCCCTCGAGGTCGACGCGGGCCTTCGCCTGCGCCTGCAGCTTCGCCGGCAGCTCCTTCGCTTCGGCCTTCGCCTTCGCGAGCTCGTCGGCCTGCGAGTCGAACTTCGCCTGCAGCTTGTCGGTGGCGACCTTGAAGGCCTCGATCGCATCGTTCTTCGCCTTGAGCTCTTCGGCGTGCTTCGCCTGCAGCCGGGCGAAGGCCTGCGCGAAGGCGTCGGAAGTGGGGTCCAGGTCCATGCCATCGATGCGAATGAGCTTCACGGGGTCGTCTCCGTTCGGTTGCTGCGTGGGGTTGTCGCGGGAATCGACGGGCTGCGTTTCCCCGTCGGTGTCATTTCGTAGCACTGCCACTGCGGCAGAGTCCATACGCACGCGCGCAGCGGGGCCGGCGCGGCCTCGCTTCACCACCGCCACGTGGTTGCCGCGGATGCTGCGCTGGATCGCGTCGTAGGCCCCGTAGGTCGGGTGCGTGCCGGGCTTCTGCTCGAGGTCGCAGGTGTAGCCGCAGGAGATCTCCCGCGCTTCCTTCGTCTCGATCTTCTCGATCAGCTCGGCGTCGGTCACGAGCAGGCGAGCCACGACGAGTTCGCCGTCGCGCTTCGGCTCGCCGACGGTGCCGCGCATGTAGCTGCTCGCGTTCTCCGCGGTGAGCATCGCCGGCGGGTGCTCGTCGGTGAGCGGCATCAGGGCGAAGCTCTCGAGGGCGGCCGCGTCGAAGACTTCCTCGGGCAGCCGCAGCTCGCGCCGCTTCGTGCCGTCGGGGTTGAAGTAGACGAAGACCCCGGTGCGCGTGATCGCCGCGTCGACGCGCAGGAAGCCGTTCGCCAGCTTCTCGGGCTTGATCGTCTCGGTGGTCCCCTGGTCAATGCGCAGCACGGGCATGCCGCACACGGTATCGGGCTCGGGCCACGGTGGGAAGCGCCGCGCTACTTGCGCCGGCGCCGCGCGTTCCAGATCAGCCGGTGCTCTCGCCCGCGGTGCTCGAGCTCGGCGGGCACGACGAGCAGGGTCAGCCGCGGCCAGGCGACAGCGATCACCAGGTAGGTCCGCCCGCGCGCGGTGCGCAACACGTCGCCGACCACCGGGCGCTCGCCGGCCCAACGGCCAGGCGCGATCCGGCACTGCACGCTCGAGCCGACAGGCTTCACCGGCTGAGGATCGCGAAGAGCGCCAGGGCCAGCCCGCCGGCCACAAGCTCGCCCGAGAAGAACCCGGCCTCGAAGGCGCCCATGATCTCGGGCTCGTCGCGCTGCTCGGGGGCATGTGGCCGCGGAGTGAGCGGTGGCGGGCGCCAGTGCACACGGTTGCACGCCGGGCAGACGATCGGCCACGTGCCGATGTGCTCGAGCTTGCAGCACGTAACGCGGCCGGTGCGGCTCACTTGATCTTCGCCGCGCTGAGAGCCGCGCGCACAGCGGCGTCCTTCGCGACGAGCAGCGCCTCGAGCGCCCGGTCGGTCTGGCTCTCGGTGATCGAGATCGCGCGCCGCTCGATCTCGCCGGGGCCGGCGCCCTGGCCCTCGGGGGCTTCGTCGAGCTTGTAGTAACGCTCGCGGGCTTCGTGTCTCACCGCGTCGAGCTGCGCCGCGAGCTCGCCGAAGGGCCGGCTCACGTCGCGCAGGTGGTTCGGCAGGTGGGCGTAGTCGAACAGATCAACGATCGGGCTCTTCGGCATGCGCGGTTCCCTTCCTTCGTGGGTACGACGCCCGGCGGGTTGCCCTCATGCCTTGCTGCTCGAGGGGCCCGCCGGGGTGCTTCTCTGTCCGGGGGTGGCAGTGCGAACGGGCTCACGCTGCCTCGTCGGCCTCGAGCTCGTCAAGCAGATCCTCGAGCATCGGTTCGGCGGTGCACCTGCAGTTGATCGGCTGGCCGGGGTGCCCATCCTCGGGCGGATCGGACCACTCGAAGATCTCGCCCTCGCGCTCGACGTGCTCGGGGCGCACCCGCTCGTCGCGTGACGTGCGCCAGATGTAGCGCTTGATCCCGAGGTTGGTCTGTCGCGCCTTCTGCACGGCGCCGTAGAACTTGCCCACCTGGTCGCGCGCGATCAGCGAGGCCCGCCGCTCAGCGACACCGAAGCGCCGCTCGATGCGCCGCGCGAGCTCTTCGTGCCGCACGCCGTCGTTGATCCCGCTCACCACCTCGCGCTCCACCTCGTCGAGCAGGTCGCCGGGGATCGACTTGATCAGCCCCACGTTCTCGGTGGTCCAGTTGCGCAGGCGCTCGCCGTACCGCGGGTCGCTCAGCGGCACTTCGATCCCCATGGCGGTGCGGATCTGCCGTTGGAGCTGCGAGCCCTGGTAGTCGGCGGTGCGCTGGCCGAAGTCGCGGATCGACTGCTCGAGCCGAGCATCGGGCACCACCCCGCGCTCGAAGCTCACGCGCAGGCCGGCAGCTCGCCGGCGGGCTTCGTCGGGGCTGTCGGTGCGCTCGAGCTCGCGCAGGCGCTCGTCGTCGTTGTGCCTCGAGGCCCGGTGCCATTCGAGCTCGTCGAGCTTGCCGGCAGCGACCAGGCGGGGCAGCGGGTCGACCAGCTCACGCCGGATCTCGCGCTTCGCCACTTCGAGCACCTGCAGCATGAAGCGCAGGTAGGCGAGCTCGACGGCCTTCGGGGGTTGCTGCCGGGCTGGTTGCTGCCGGCGCACCCGCGTTGTCGCCATGAGCCGCCGGCGAAGGCGGATCTCACGAACCACCCGCGAGACCATCACCCACCGCCCGGCGGTGGGGGCTTCGGCTTCGCCTGGCCGGGCACGGGCTGAGGGCCCTTCTTCGCCGCCTCGAGCTGCGCGGCCTCGAGCTCGGCGTCGGCTTCGGCTTGCACCTTGCGCGCGTCAGCGTCGAGCACCGTCTCGGGGTTCCACCCGCCCACCTGGCCGAAGCGCGAGACCGCCACTTCCTCGGGCAGCAAGATCCCGGCGTCGACGTAGGCCTTGTCGGCCGTCGCCTGCTTGACGCGCAGGTCGGCGAGCTCAGCGGCCGTCGGCTCGTACATCGGGCCGAAGTCGATCGACCAGCTCGCCGGCTCGACGCCCTGGGTTGGCCCCTCGAGCGAGAGGAACCCGAGCCGCACGAGCCGCTTCACCCGCGGGGCGATGTACATCTCACGCGCGCCGCGCTGCTCTTTGTAGAAGAACTGCAGGTTCGCGTCGCCGTTCGCATTGAGACCCGAGGGCGCGTCGCCGAAGAGTAGGCCCGGCGGGATCCCCACGTCGGCCGCCCACTTCTTCGCCATTCGATCCGCGAGCTCGGGCAGCCCCGAGACCGGGGTCTGCTGTCGCTCGAAGCTGTCTTCGGCGTCGGTGATCAGCACCTTCAGGAAGGACCGCACCTGGTCGGCGGTCGTCATGCGCTTGATCACGAGCTCGTCTTCGTCGGCAGCGAGCAGCGCGGCCAGGCCCTTCACCTTCCACACCGCCTGCGCGAAGTCGGCGATCAACGCGGGGATCGCGTCGTAGGTGGCCTCGTAGTCTCGCAGCGACTCAACCCACCGCGTGAACACCGAGTCGCCCCACCCGTTGTTCTCGCCCAGGTGCCGCCGGCTCACGCGACGGCCGGGGAATCGGATCAGCCTCGAGGCGTGCACCTCGAAGCCACCCGAGCCGACGGTGCCGCCGGCGGTGTCGCGCTGCACGCGGTAGGTGACCGGCAGCCCGTAGCCGGGCGACAGCGGGTTGCTATTCCAGGTGAGCGGCCGGCACTCCCGCGGCCGCAGCGTCACGAGGTAGCGGATCCCTCGCAGCGTGGTCTCGCGCAGGGGCAGCGCGAGGTTGCGCTGGCCATCATCGGCGCCGAGCAGGATCGCCGACCCGCCGTAGGCGCGCTCCCAGCAAGCGGCCTCCATGAACACCGCCGGCGCGTTGAGCTCGTCGAGCCAGTTGTTGAGCTCGAGCGCGGCCTGGTGCTCTTCGCTCGGGCCCTCGTCGGGCAGCGCATCGAACTGCTCGACTTCGATCCCCTCGCCTTCGGCCTCGCGTTCAAGCGTTTGCACCTGCGCGCGGAACCCGTTGCCGAGCTGGATCCATGGGGGCACTTCAACCGCTCGAGCTGCCGGCGCGCTGCCCCGGTAGATCTCTTCGGCCTGCTCTTCGGTGATGTAGCGCACCGCCATGCTGGCGTACCGCCGCTTGTCGCGCGCGGTGCCCACGCCGGTGAGGATGTTCTCCCAGGCGTCG